AACGCGCCAGCGGCAACGAAGGCCAGTACCGGCACAGGTCAAACTGCCAGTGCAACTTTGGCGGCACGATCATCGTTGGCGACTTTGAGAACGGCAACATCTACGCCTTCGATCTGGATGTCTACGCCGACAACGGTCAGATTCAGCGGTGGTTGCGGTCATGGCGGGCGCTGCCGACCGGCCAGAACAACCTGAAGCGCACGGCCCACCACTCGCTGCAACTCGACGCCGAGTCTGGCGTCGGGCTGAACGGGATCGATCCTTTTGCGCCGCTGAAGAATCTGCTGGCTGAAGGGTTTCCGTTTCTGGCCACAGAGTTGGACGATGACATAGCCACCGAGACCGGCGTCGGGCTTCTGGCTGTCACGCCCATCACTACGTCTGACGACTTGCTGACCGAGTCGGGCGAGGACATCCTCGTGTCTGTAGCTACGGTGCAAGGCGTCAACCCACAAGCCATGCTGCGCTGGTCAGACGATGGTGGCCACACTTGGTCGAACGAGCACTGGCGCTCGATGGGCGCTATCGGTCAGTACGGCTACCGCACCATCTGGCGGCGGCTGGGCATGACCGAGAAGCTCCGCGACCGGGTCTACGAGGTCTCAGGCACTGACCCGGTGAAGATCGCCATCATGGGCGCTGAACTGTTCATCACCCCGACCAATGCTTAATCTCACCCAAGTCCCGGCGCCGCGAGTACCCCTTGTTGACAGCAACACGGGCTTGGTGTCGACGGAGTGGTTTCGGTTCTTCAATGGGCTGTACGCGGTTGTCGGCGAAAACCAGAACACCCTTCAACCAGTCAACGGCGGCACGGGCGTGTCGGCCACTCCCACGAACGGCCAGTTGCTCATCGGCAACGCTACCGGGTACACACTCAACACACTGACGCCAGGCGCTGGCATCAGCATCACCAACGGCGCTGGCAGCATCACGCTTGCCAACGCGGGCGTGTCGTCCTGGTCTGGCGGCACTACTGGCCTGACCCCAGCCACGCCGGCCACTGGCGATGTCATCTTGTCGGGCCTGCTGAACGTCGCAAGCGGCGGCACAGGGCAGAGCAGCTACACCAACGGTCAGCTACTGATTGGCAACACCGCCGGCAACACGCTGGGCAAAGCGACGTTGACCGCAGGCAGCGGGATCGCAATCACCAATGGCCCTGCGTCTATCACAATTGCCTCAGACAAGGCATACGGTTCGTTTTACGATACCACGACCCAATCTGGCGTAGCCCTTACTGCCACAGCAATTACGTTCAACTCGACAGATTTATCGTATAACATAGCTATTGGGACGCCAACGTCTAGAATTGTTGTAACTCGCGCAGGCATTTACAACTTACAATTTAGCGCGCAGATATCAAACCCTACTGCTTCAATTGACGATGTAACTATATGGATTCGGCAGAATGGCGTTAATATAGCCGACTCTGCTGGTATTGTTGGTACTCCAGAAAAACACGGCGCAATCAATGGGCATACGGTCATTGGTTGGAACTACATTCTGCAAGCTGCCGCCAACGATTATTTTGAGTTGTATTGGATTACCGACAACGGTACGACTCAAATCTTGACCTATCCGGCATCCGCATCGCATCCGCAAGCGCCGTCGATGATTCTGACCGTACAACAGGTATAACATGAGCACAATCCTCTCCCCAGCCCCAAAGCTGCAATTCTTCACCGAAGGCGGCATTCCGTTGGCCGGGGGGAAGCTCTACTCCTACGCTGCTGGCACCACCACGCCGCTGGCAACGTACACCACATCGTCTGGCATCCAGAACAACACCAACCCAATCATCCTCGATAGCCGGGGCGAAGCGGCGGTGTGGCTGGGCGCGGCCTCGTACAAGCTCACGCTGACCAACTCCAACGATGTAGAGATTTGGGCGGTTGACAACATCACCACGCAAGACGCCATGAACGCTTTGACCGCGTTTGAGGCCAGTCTTGCCAGTTCCCAAGGCTCATCGCTTGTCGGCTATCTCCCCGCCAATGGCCCGCCAAGCCGCACGGTGCAGGCCAAGCTGCGCGATGTGGTCAGCGTCAAAGACTTTGGCGCTGTCGGTGACGGCACTACGGACGACACCACCGCGCTGCAAGCGGCCATTGCCTACTGCGAGAACGCTACTCAGTACGGTGGGCGAGCGCTGTACCTCCCCGGCGGTCGGTACAAGATCAGCGGCGCGCTGACTCTCAGCAAAGAGTTCATCACAATCTTTGGCGATGGCGCTTGGGAGTCCCAGATTTACGCTGTTGGCCTGTCCACCAGCGCCTTGGCTACAGCCAACATGCAGTACCTGCGCCCGTTTCTCCGTGACTTTGGCATTGTCAACACCGGCACCGGCAAGGGCATCGACTTTGGCAACATCACGGGCCAAGTCTATTTAGGTGAGTTGAAGAACCTCTACATTGAGTCGGGCGACGATGGGTTCTACGCCCCGCACTTCTTCTCGATGGTGGTGATGAACGTGTCGTCGCTCAGTCGGACGGGCCACTCGTTCCGCGTTGCCTGCGGGCCTGGCGTCAACTGGATTGGCTGCTACGCGCTAGAGTGCGGGCCAGGCAAAGCAGGCTACAGGCTGCGCGGCGGCATTCTGATGAATGCCTGCAACGGGCTAAACGAAGGTGACTTCTGGGGCGTCTTTGGCAGCAACCCGTCGAACCTTGACGGGTTCCAAAACGATTTTGATGACAACGATTTTCCTGACATCACGTTGCTCAACTGCAACCTTGAACGTTGGGGCAGTCTGACCACCGGCGGCGAGGCGGTTCGCGTGGTCAACACCTATCGAAACTTCACGTTCATGGGCGGAAAGATTGACCGGTTCGATTTGGCGACCAATTACTCTGCCATTATCAACTGCTTCACCGGGTCCAACGGCGGCACCGAGCCTGTGCGTCTAGGCATAGGGGCGTTGTTCCTTGGGGGCGGCACACCATCGTTGGCAAACTTGTATTCGTCCGGGCAAGCATCCTACTTCGACACCAACGACCAGTTCTACGTTAGCGGCATCACCTCGTTCAAGCAAAGTGCCACGATCTACCCAATTCTTCGACAGTGGGTGGCCGGCGACATCTACGGCGACAACGCCCACTACTTTAGCGCCATTTCGCCCCGACGCAATAGCGTGCAGATGGTGCGGTACGCCGAGCCGGCAGCGTTGACGCCAGTTGGAGCGGGGCAAGCAATCGTGGTTACTGGATACACCAAGGTGGTGGTGACCCCGGCAGCAGCGGCCAGCATTACAACGGCGACGTTCGACGCCACGCCCAACACCGTCTCAGACTTTGGGCGCAACGGCGATCTGCTTATCGAGGCCGGCAACGCCAACTTGACAATCATTTATTCTGCATCTGGCGCCAACACGTTCAGGCTGGCTGGCGGCGTCAGCTTGGCGCTGACAGCAGGGCAGGTGGTGCGTTTCTGTCTATCCGACACCGGCGGCAACTGGTGGCAAGTCTAAAAAGGACCAATCATGGCTGGCGTTAAAATTTCAAATCTGCCCGTTGTAGCGGTCACACCGCTGACGGGCGCCGAGCTTCTTGCTGTAGTTCAAGGAGGCGTCACCTCGCAGACTACGGTGGCGCAGTTGTTCAACTACGTTGAGCCAAACTTGTACTTGTACGAGAACTTGGCGGTGGTCTCCACCGACTACACCATCAGCACCAACTACAACGCAATGAGCGCCGGACCCATCACGATCAATTCCGGCGTATCGATCACCGTCCCCACTGGCTCCTCTTACTCTGTTGTCTAAGGAAAAATCATGACCGTAACTATCAATGGCGCAGGCACCATCACCGGCCTGACCTCGGCTGATGTGCCGCAAGTCAATGTCACCACCAAACTTCTTGTTGGTGGGCCGACTACCAGCGCAGGCGCTCAAGGTGTTCAAGTCTACGGGTTGGCATCTGCTGGCGCGGCAAATATTCTGCAACGGGCGTATTCGGACACTACCAACGGCGCGCAGCTTTTGATGCTCAAGACTCGCGGGACAACTGCTACGTCTACCACTGCGGTGCAAAGCGGCGACACTCTAGGGGTGATAGGTTTCTTAGGGGCAGACGGAACGTCAAACCATTCATTTAGCGCCATTACGGCCTATGTTGATGGCGCAGTCTCGACAGGCGTAGTTCCTACCGCGATCACGTTCACTACCGGCACAAGCTCTGGCACCCAGCAAATGGTTATTACTAGCGCCGGAAGAGTTGGTATTGGTACTGGTACTCCTGATGCTTCAGCCAAACTTGAGGTTAATTCAACAACCCAAGGCGTAAAGTTTCCCAACATGACCACCACGCAGAAGAACGCTATTAGCACGCCTGGAGCCGGTCTGGTGATCTTTGATTTGACGCTCGCCAAACTGTGCGTCTACTCTGGCTCGGCCTGGCAGACCATCACCTCGGTATGAAAACCCCCGCTTGGCAGCGCAAGGAAGGCAAGAACCCCGAGGGCGGCTTGAACGCCAAGGGACGCGCCTCGTACAACAAGGCCAACCCCGGCAAGCCTGGGTTGAAGCCGCCGCAGCCCGAGGGTGGGGCACGCAAGGACTCGTTCTGCGCCCGGATGGGCGGCGTGCAGGGCCCGATGAAGGACGCCAAGGGCGAGCCTACCCGCAAGGCGCTGGCCTTGAAGAAGTGGAAATGTTGATCCATCACCACTTCAGTTCAGGTGTGTACGCCAAGGAAGCGCGCATCCCTGCGGGCTACTTGTGCGTACAGCACAAGCACAAGTTCGACCACCTGTCCATCTTGGCTACCGGGTCGGTTGAACTGCTGGTTGATGATAAAGTATCGGTTGTTCACGCTCCTGCGTGCTTGACAATTGAGGCGGGAAAGGTGC